TTTTGGCACCTTGCCAATAATGTCTTTTGACTCCCATACCAGGACTAACAGAACTTAACAATAACCATTGTAATTTAGGATGATGATTCAAATCAAAGAAATTGATATTGGCACGTTCATTGGTAGCTCTAAGATACCATTCTTGGAAATCAGGATCTCCCTCTACGCTGGCACTATAACGCAACATTAAATATGTACTGAACTTTTTCTTTTCTTCGTCAGTTAACTCATCATAAAATTCACGATTACGTGTATCCAGTTGTCGTAGTTCATTGTTAAGACTTAATTTATCCATTTTATACCCTGTGATAAGCAACCGAATTGTTTTCTCTTTCTTGTTCTTCTTTAATCAAGTTATAGACTATTATAACACGTTCTAACTCTGACTGCAAGGTAACATTTGTCCGAGCCATCCGACGGATTTCGCCCCACATCTGGTCTTCTTTTATTTGCTCGTGTACTGTTTTTCCGTCTACAAGTCTAGCATCAGGTGGAAGTTTATGTCCGCTAACTGGATCCCAATCGTGACCAATTGGGAATCTGGTACTGGGCTCAGAGCCCATTTCCCTAGCATAAGTGGTATTGCCCACTCGTTCGTATATGTAAGTAGCACCAGGTTTTAGTTGTCCCATACCATTACCAACATTTAGTATAGTTAACAACCTCACTTTGACGACTAATATCTTTGATAAAAAATACGCAAAGTGGCTTTTTTACTCCGTGCTCTAATGGTACTGCCAACATCTGGCCGGGCTTTAGTTTAGGAAAGTACCATTTGACATCTTGGTAAATGTCGATTACTTCCACAGGGAAGAACTCGGGCCTAAATCCTGCCATTGGATTAAAAGCAAATACACTGAATCCGCGGTCATTGATACTGGTAAGAGGAACAACTTCTAAGTCACCTAAGTCAGGTTCTCCAATTAACAGTTGCCAGTCTATGGGCATTTTAATTATATTACCGCCTATGTTCAATACTAATGCTGGGCTATTAAAACTTTCTAAAAAGATCAAAGGTATAAAAAAGTAATCAGGTTCCTTGGGATCACTATTATCTAATACACAGAATCTGATATCATCTATTTCTTCGGGTATTTCATTTAATTCGTAGCTGGTATTTTCTAATGTTAATAAACGCACTTACTGTATCCTTGTTATATGTTGTTAGTATACACTAACGACCTGGCAATGTCAATGCCAAGTTATCTTTTCCACTTCGAATGGATAGTTCGCTTCTTTATAGAAAGCCTTTCTTTTAGTGAGATGCCTTTTTGCAAACTTACACGTCGATGTGATGTCCCAGATTTGGACAAAGTCTTTGTCCTCCGCTTTTCTAATGCCTCGCCCAATTGATTGTATAACGCGAACAAAGCTTTTTCCGGGCTCCAGAAGAACCAAATTAAAAATCCTAGGGATATTAATACCAACAGCGGCCACACCATAAGTCGCCACCAAAATCTTATTAGTACTTGTTGCAATCTCATCATATTCCTCTTTTCGATTCTTTGATTTAGTGGCTCCACTTACAAATACTGCACGGTCGCCTAATTTGTTTACAATAAGTTTTCCGCTGGCAACTCTATCAACTAGTATTAATGTATTGCCTGACTCTTTGATGTTGTCAATAAAATTAGCAATGTATTCTATACGCTCGTCATTTTCAGTAAGATACTTGAGCTCTTGTTGATAGTCCTTGTACTCTACATAGTCTACCAATTGACGTACTTTAACGTGACAACTGGCCAAATGACCTGCTTCCTGTAGTTCACTGGCACTGAGTCTTCCCAATACTTCGCCTAAACTACAACGCAAGGACATAAACTCAAAATCCTCTTTGGGAATAGTGCCGGTCAATCCCCACCTAATAGGTACTCGGGCAAACACACTTGTGAGAATCGTCTTCAATGCGTCGGCTTTGGCCATATGTGCTTCATCGACCATTACACACACTACACCTTCAATAAACTCACCAACAGTTACTTCTGCAGTTCCTGCTTGTGTGTTTTTAAGCAGATTGTTTAGACTTTGCCAAGTACAAATAGTATGTGTACGGCCAAACTCTTTGCGGTCACCAAAGTAAACTCCAACATCTAATCCCATATTGATATAGTCAGCTTCAGTTTGAGTTACCAAACTTTTGTTGGGAACAATAACAATACTGCGACCATACTTTTCAACACACGCACTCAGGCTGGCAGTCATAATAGTTTTACCTGCACCTGTAGCTACTTCTTGCAAGCATTGGGGGTTGGCTAAAAACTTGTTGATAATACCAACTTGATAGTCACGCAACATCACAGGCTGACCTGCACGTTCGTGTTTGGGTGGCCACTTGATATGACTAAAACTGTCTTCGCGTATTTCATCAAAGCTGAATGTAGTGCTGTACTCACGTTGGTCAACAATTTCTACATCGTAGCCCTGTTCTTCCAAGTAAGGCAAAATTTCTGGCAGTAAGTTGATATAACTAGTACCGCCCAGTGCAAAAAATGCTACTTTGCCATCCCATCGTCCCAGCCTAACTGCAGGAGTATATCTGGCACCAGGTATTTCAAATTTGAATTTGTTAACTAGATTTTTTCTTGTGGTAAGATCCAGCCCCTCGATTTTCAAGTTGACTTCGTCTTTGATTATTAGTGTACAGTTCATTCTAGTTTAATTATTTTTTCACTGTTGGCTAACCAACTTTGTTTTTTGGAACCTATCATCATTGCAGTATGTGTTACTATCAATTTAGGTTGTAGATCACTGGGGCTTGTTCTTGCCAAATACACAACTGCAGGATCGTCAACAACAACTCTATCAGCAGCATTGTCATATATGTAAACGGGCAATCTATTTACCAATTTAGCATACTTGACTATTGAACCAAGTTTGTCAGTTTCTTTACTGACAACTCTTTCAGTTAAATAATCTACGGTATCGGGATCGTACATACTGTATAACGTATTCAGTAGGTCTTGGTTTACATTATAACCTAATACCGAGCTGTTGTCTACTAATGTGAGTAAATTGTCTAAACCAAAGCCCCCCAATTTACTGTTAACATAGTCTATTAGACTATCGGCGGCGTTGGTAATAGTGTAGTGATCGCCCGTTTGTATCAATTCAATTGTATACCCTTTGGCTTCTACTTCGGTCAATTGATCATATTGTGCGAGAATACTGGGTGCTATTTCGAATTCATACGTGGGAGCTATAGTCACTAGCCAATTCAAATTGTATTCAGTTTTAGCAAGGCACCAAGCTCTTAGTTCTTTGTCGAACAGTATTTTGCCCTGGCCTTCTTTGATTTGCTTTTTGATTGTATTGATAAAATCATTATCGTAGGGGAATCGCATAACATAATATTCGTCGGTTTCTGTTATGCTCTTGGTCCTATCAACAACTCTAATGCCCATTCTAAACTGTAGGTCATCGGGCACTGCAACAGGCGGAGACAGTCTAGACAGTTGTCTTGTGTATTTGATAACCAGTCTTTTGGCCAAGTCTGCTTGTTTGTCAGTGTAGGCTTTGTTATGATGAACCACTTGCGAACTTAAACTGCTGACAATAGCAATATCGTATCTTGCAAGACTAATGGGAGATTTGTGACTGTCAAACAAACCAATGAGCGTGCCGGCGGCATCTCTGTCACCAGCAAAAAACTCTATGTAATCTTCTACGTAATTGAATTTTATCATTTGTTAATTCTAACACACTTGTAAAACAAAGTCAAAAAAAGCTCTACCGAAGTAGAGCTTATAAAAGGTTGCCCGAGGAGCTAACTGAGAAAAGTAGGCAACCGAAACAGAAAAACAACTTACTCACTTTGCAATCGATTCCATATGTATTCTTCTTCCTTAACGTATGCAACCAGTTTTAACCAACCCTTCATATGTGCTCGCCGAATCATCTGTATGTATTCTGCAGGACAATCAACACTGAATTCTATACTGGCACGGGGATAAGTAACCATACTATCTAAGATGGCGAATCCTTTTTCCCCTTCGCAAAGTTTCATCACTGCTTTATCTTTAGCAGTATACATTAAGCAGCTTTCATACAAGTTGTGGTAGCCATTGCTTTCCAGCGAGTAGGGAAACTCTTGCGCAAATCTGCAATCTTAAGAGCCATACGCAAACTCAATTCACGCAAACGGTCTTTGTTCTCATTCATAAACTCAATGATCTCGTCTTGTGTAACTTGCTCGAAATCATAGTCCGAAAACAATACGCCATCTTTGGCAATCTGCTGAATACGCAACAATTTATCACGCTGTGTATCCAATGTCAAATCCAAATAGTGGCAACGTGACTGGAGTGCATCCAAGTGGTCACGTAACTTTTGAGATTTCATTTGGTCAAACTTCAAGTTGGTAATAAAGATAACACTACCGCTGAATGTAAAACTATCTGGGATACCTTCTCTACGCAACAAATTGCTG